CATGGGGAAGCCCCGCATTGCCCCGCCCGTCATCATGCCGGTTCTCGTAATACTGCGCCGCCAAGAGCAGCACCGCCTGCGCCAGATCGGCCGGCACCGCCGCCCAGGCCGCGCCGAACCCGGCGGTGAACACCACCTCGGCCCGCCCATCGGTCGGCACCACCGGCAGCAACACGCCCACCGCCGCCAGCTTGGGCCGTGCCAGATCGGCCACCAGCCGCCAGCGGTCCGCCGCAACCACCGTCGCCGCATTGGCCGCATCAAAAACCGTCACCGAAGCAATCGCCGTGACCGGCGCCACCGGCAGCGGCTGTTCATTGCCCTGCCGCCAGTCCTCCAGCGTCAGCCTGTACGACCGTGCAATCAGCGCCTTGCCGATACGCCCCTCAATCGCCGCCATCGCGGCCCGCAGATAGCTCTCGATCAGCCCATCCTGAAGGGCATCATCGGTGAACCCCGAGCCCAGCCGCAAATGGTCCTTCAACGCCTGCACCGGCAGGGCCGCACCGGGCACCGAAGTCAGTTCCGTCAGCATCATGTCCTGATCCTTTTCCAATCGCCCCATCATGGACGCGCGCCCCGCGCCGCTCGGACGGAGGGGAGCAGCTAGACGGCGCGGCAAGGCCGGCGCGCGCCCATTGCCCGGCCCCGCAAGGCCGGGCATCCCGGTCCCTTACGAGACCGCGACCTTCAAGAGCTTGATCGCCGCATAGTCGGTCACATCGCCGCCCACACGCTTGGAGGCATAGAACAGCACATGCGGCTTGGCCGAGAACGGGTCACGCAGGATGCGCAGATCCGGACGTTCGGCAATGGTATAGCCGGCGGCAAAATCCCCGAAGGCGATGGGATAGGTGTTGGCCCCCACATCCGGCATGTCTTCAAGGATGAGCACCGGATAGCCCATCAGCCGCGCCGGTTCCCCCGCCTGCAGGCTGTCACCCCACATGAAGCGGCCATCGGCATCCTTCATCTTGCGAACCGCACCGGCCGTCTTCGAGTTCATCAGGAAGGTGCCATTGGCGCGGTAATCGGCCCCCAGCGCATAGACCAGGTTCACGATGCAATCGCTGGCATTGCTGGTGGCGAAATCGGCAGCGGCCCCCGTGGGCACATAGCCCAGATTGCCCCAGGTCCAGGACGCATTCGCCACCTTGGCCGGCAGGAGGATACCCTTGGGCTTGTCCACACCATCCCCGTTCACGAATGCCCCGGCTTCCGCCCGGGTGAAGCGGGTGGCGATCTTGCCAGCAAGCCAGCCCTCGACGTCAAAGGCAGAATCGTCCAGCAGGCGCTGGCTGGCCTTGGGCATCGCCGACAGCTCGTGCAGCTTGATCGAAATGCGCTCAATCGTCGGCGTCGCGGTTTCCGCCGCCGCCCCGGTTTCGGTCGCCCAGCCCGAGCCGACCTCGCTCCGGTCGATCAGCACATCGAAGGACACCGCCTCCACCTGCACCACATTGGCCGCCGCCCGCAGGCTGGCCGTGGACAGCAAGAGCGAGCGGATGCTGTCTGCCGTCTGCGGGTCCACCAGATAGCCGCCATCAGCGGCAACCGCGGTGGACATCGCCTTGCCCTCCAGCACAAGGCCGCGCAGCCCGTCATCATCACCCGAGCGCAGATAGGCGCCAAAGGCTTTCTTGTGGGGAACATCCCGCTCGGCAGCGCCCGAAAGCGCGGGGCGGGCATAGGTCGTGGTCTTGCGGTCCAGCATGTTCAGTCGCTCTTCCTGATGTTGCAGCGATTTCTTCATTTCCGTCTGAAAGCCGTTGAAGGCGCTCAGAAATCCGGTCATGGCGGCCTTTGCCTCGACCCCCGGCTCTTGGGCAGGGGCCAAAGCTTCCCCGGCCCGAGACTGCATCTCGGTCATCATCCTCTTCCTTCGTGCCTGATCGTGATTGGCCGCCGCTTACGCGGGCCCGGCCCATGCCCGGCGGGCCTCGTCAAAGACCTGCGCCAGACTGCGCCAGACGTCGGCTTCCAGCGTGTTCGCCTTTGCCGCCACCCGCGCCTCGGGAAGCATCGGAAAGGTCACCAACGACACCTCCCAAAGCTCCAGCTCCTGCAAAAGGCGCTGCCCCTTGCCGTCGCGTTCCGCCCTGACCGTGCGGTAACCGATCGACAGCCCGTCAATCGCCCCCGCCGTCAAGAGGGCCGCCGCCTCGCGGCCCTTGTCCACCTGCGCCAGAATGCGCCCCTTGACCCAAAGGCCCTGCGCATCCTCGCGCACCTCGTCCCAAACGCCGATGGGTTGCGCCGGGTCATGCTGCCACAGCATCTTGACCGCCCGCCCCGCCCCCGCCAGCCGCTTCAGGCTCTGGGCATAGGCGCCGGGCTGCACGACATCGCCGCCCTGATCGCGCTTGCCGAACAGGCTGGCATAGCCCGAAACCACATGCCCTTCGGCCAGCACCAGCCCCGCCTCGGGCTGATGAAACTTGCGCTCGGGGGCGCCCTGCATCTTCCACTGCATCGTCATCACCTCATCGTCGCCGATAGCAAAGCCTCGGCCATCTGGGCCAAAAGAAAGGCCGCCACCCCGTAAACGCCCAGCCAGATGCGCTTTTCCAGCCGTTCCAGCACCGCGTCGATCTGCGCCAGACGCCAGTCCAGCGCGCTCCAGCGTTCCTCGGCCACCCGCTCATTGGCCTCGATCCGCGCCGCCGCCGCATCGAAACTGTCGAAAAGGAAGCGCGACCCGCTCCCCGGGGGACGCTTGACGCTCATTCCTCCTCCGACAGCCGCGGCAGGCCCAGCAGCACCCGCTTTTCGGCCGGAGTCAGGAAATCGGCCGCCCCCACCCGCGCCCATTGCTGATCGCGTTCCGCCGCCAGCGCCGGGATCTGGTCCAGATCGGGCCGCAGCTCCACCGCCTCATCGGAAAAGACCGACAGCCAGTGCGACACCGCCGCCGTGACCCGCTGCACCAGCGGCAGCACCGTCAGCCGGTAGAACGCCCGGTTCGCCTCCTGATAATTGGCATAAGTCGCATCCCCGGGAATCCCCATCAGCATCGGCGGCACGCCAAAAGCGATGGCAATTTCGCGCGCCGCGGATTCCTTGGTCTTCTGGAACTCCATGTCGCTGGGGCTGAACCCCATCGGCTTCCAGTCCAGCCCGCCTTCCAGCAGCATCGGACGCCCGGCATTGCGCGCGCCCTGATGATGTGCCTCCATCTCGCCGACCAGCCGGTCATACTGATCTTCGGTCAACTGCCCCTGCCCGTCGGCGCCCTTGTAAACGATGGCCCCCGAAGGCCGGGCGGCATTGTCGAGCAAAGCCTTGGACCAGGCGCTGGCACTGGAATGCACATCAATCGCCACCGCCGCCGCCTGCAACGGCGAAAAGCCGTAATGGTCATCCTGCGGGTGAAAGGTCTTGATATGGCAGATCGGCGGCAGACCCGCCGTCATATCGAAACGGTGGGTCCGCCCGCCGACCGAATAGTCATAGGCCACCGGCCAGCCATCGGCGCCCGGCACCAACGCCATGCGGTCGGCGCGCAAGACATGCAATTCCCCCGGCAGCTTGCCCGCACCCGGCACCGCCTCAAGATAGGCATTCCCCGAGAGCAGCAGGTGGCCATAGACCGCCTCGAACAATTCGGCCCGCCCCTGCGCGCCATTCGGACGGCGGATCAGGTCCAGCACCGGATGCTGTTCATAGCGCCGCTCATGGTCCTGCAGGATCAGCGGCAACGCGGCGGCGGCTTCGGCGATCAGCTTGACCACCCGAAAGCCGATCGGATTGCCCTGAAAGCCGGTCCGCGCCAGGCTGACCGCATCGCGCGGGCTCCACGCCACCCGGCCCGAGGTTCCCCAGGCCACCACCCGCCCCGTGGCCGACGCCTTTTTCTCGGGCGCTTCCGGCACCGAGGCCGCGCGTTTCAGGAAGTCAAACACCATGCTCCGCTCTCCATCCTGCGGGTCCGGCAGCGGCGTCTCCCGCCGCCGGACCCGTCCCCGGCCTTGATGAAGGCACCCTACGAGATCAGTTCCCTAATCCGCGTAAACCGGGCGCACGCTGCCCCACGCCAACACGCAACACCCCAGCGGGATGGGCAGATTGCCCATCCTACGTTCTGGCGGCCCCGTAGGATGGGCAATCTGCCCATCCCCCGATCCGCCATCCTACAACCCCCGCACCTGCGGCGCCCGCCAGCCGCGCGACGGCTCAAGGATCAGCTCGTTCAGTGCCCAGACCAGCGCATCCAGCCGGTCCGGGCTGCCCGGCCCGAGATAGCCCTGCGCCGTCATCCGGCACATCTGCTCTTCCAGCGCATGAAGCCCGCGCACATGGCCCACCCGGCCCTGCTCATACAGCCCCGCCACCGGCTCGGCCCGCGCGCCCTTGCCCACGGCGGCATGGACCAGCCGCAGGGGCACCAGCGCGTCGATATTGCGGATAAGGGATTCCACCAGCTTGCCGCCCTGATTGGCTTCGGCGATCAGCCGGTCGGCCTTGTGCCGCTCCATCGCCGCCAGTGCCGCCCGCGCCCAGACCTCGGGCGCCCCCCGCGCAACGCTGGCATCTTCCAGCACCACCGCCTTCCAATGCTGCGGCGGCCCCTTGGTGACGGCCCCCACCACCACGATGCCGCATTCGTCGGCGCCCCCCACCGCCGGATCGACCGCCACCACCACGCGGTCAAAGGCCGGCAGATGGTCCAACCGCCCCCGTTCCAGCATCTCGCTGGTCCAGAGCGCGCCTTCGACATCCTCGACCAGTTCCCCCATCAATTCCTGCCGCCCCTTGCGGGTGCCGCCGAACCTTGCCTGCACCTCGTCAAGGAAACTGGCCGCCAGATGCGCCCGGTTCGCCTCGGTCGGCGCATGGGTGGAGACGGTGGAGGGGTTCTTCAGAATGGCCTTCAGCACCGCCACATTGGCGGGGGTGGTCGTCACCACCTGCCGCGGATTCTCCCCCAGCCGCAGCGCGAATTGCAACTGATCCCAGGTTTCCTGCGCCTTGGGCCATTTCGCCAGCTCATCCACCCAGGCGGCATCGAACTGCGGCCCCCGCAGGCTCTCGGGGTCAAAGGCGGAATAGACCTGCGCCACCGCGCCATTCGGCCAGACCAGCCGCTTGCGCGTCGCCTGCCACTCCGGCTTGCGGTCGGGAGGGGAGCAGGCAAGGATGCCGCTCTCCCCCATGATCATCACCTCGCGCACCTGATCCACCGTCTCGCCCACCAGCGCCACCCGGCGCGACCGTCCGGGCGCCTCGGCCGTCGCGCCCTCCACTTCGGCGCGCACCCATTCGGCCCCGGCCCGGGTCTTGCCCGCGCCGCGCCCGCCCATGATCACCCATGTTTTCCAGGCCCCCTCGGGCGGCAACTGATGCGGCAGCGCCCAGAACTCGAACAGCCAGGGCAGCGCCAGCAGCGCGTTATCCCCCAGCCCGCCCAGAAACTCATCCACCTTCTCCGGCGTCGCGGAGGCGAGCCAGGCGGCGCCCGATCTCATCCCGTGCGGCGTCAAAGTCGAGACCGGAGGCTCCGACAGCCCCGGCAACCTGTTTGCGGAGTTTTTCAACCCGGTTCCTTTCCCCAATGTAAAGATCAAGTGCCGCGCGCAGATTCTGGACATGCGCCTTGGCGTCCTTGATCTGTCCGAACTCGCCCAAGCGGATGGCCCGCAAGGTCAGGGCGATGGATTGCGCGGCTTCATCCAGCCAGCCTTCGGTTTCCGCCAGAACTGCGTCTGGCGGCTCTTCTCCCGTGGAGAAATTGATCGTCATGTCCTGCTTGACCCGCCCTCATGCCTGCTCCGCACGAGAGAAATGAAAAAACGGCTGCGGGGTGCGCCCCCGAGCCGTTCGCCCATCTCTTCCAGCATGGCAAATATCTACCGCAAAGCGCGCGGAAAGTCAAGAACTCCCGTCAGGGTTGCAGAACGTTGACCTCAAGCGCCTGCCGCGGGCTGACCAGAACCCGCTGGTTCATCCGCGCCCAGGCATGGCGCATCAGCCAGGCCGGCTCCCCCCAGGGCAGTTGCATCTCCTTGCCCTGCGGCTCGCCGTCCCAGCGGTCGGGCAAGGCGGCAAAGCCGATCCGGGCCTGCACCCATGCGGTCTGCGCCCCCGGCGCGGCGCCATGCAGCCCATAGGGCGTGCGCTCCTGCAACGGCAGACGCAACACCGCACGGCCTTCCAGCACCTCCCCGGCGCGCAGCAGCCGGGCATAGGGCATTTCCGGGCTCATCACGTCAATGCTTTCGGGGATTTCCGGCACCAGCTTGTCCACCACCGCCCCCCCTTCGGGCGCAAAGGTGACCCAGGCGCTGGTCGGGTCCGGCACCCGCCGCCCCGCCTCATCACGCAGGGCAACCCGGTCAAACACCACCAGCCGCCCGGCGCCCGGATTGGCCACCCGGTAGCGCAGCATCAGCGCCCCCGCCTCCTGCGACCATTGCACCTCAAGCCTTGCATCCGCGCCGTTCATGCCGCCCCCCGCCGCCCGCGCAGACCCAAGGCCAACCAGCAAGCCCGCCAGAACACCGCGCCGCGTGATCGCTGCCACATCCATTCCCCCATCAATAGCGTTCCCGCTTGGGATAGCCCAGATCGCGCCGGATCTTGTTTTCGGTATAGGGGTTGTTTTCATAGGGCGGCAGTCCCACCGCCTCGGCTTCGCGGTTGTTCACCCCATTCGTGACGCCGGGCGTGATGTTGCCGCGCTGCGCCTGCTCGGCATGAACCATCTCATGGCCCAGCACCACCTCGGACGGGGTGTTCATCCACGGTTCCGACCCGTCTTCCAGCGTTTCCGAATTGCCGGTGATGGTGATGGTCGCATTGGTGCCCGGCCCCGAACTGCCATCGGCCTTCTTGAAGCGGTCCATCGGCGCGTCATAGCTCGTCACCGGCGGGGAGCCCTGCTGAATGGTCAGCGTCTTGCCCGACGATCCCAGCGACTGCAACAGCCCCTGCCCGGTCGGCGTGCCCGCCAGTTTCGTGATGTCATTCACCACCTTGGCGCGGAAGGCGTCGCTGCCCTTGATCGTGATGCCATCGCCGACCTTGGTCACGACCGAGCCGTCGGGCAGCATCACATCCTGCACGATGATGCCCCCCGGCAGCACCGTCGGCGGCATCCCGACAAAGCCCACCAGCACCGTCGGACAGCAGGGCGGCAGGATCACCCCGCCCTTGGCCGTCGGCGCCCCCATGAAGGTCTGCGGCTGACCCATGGTCAGGATGGTCGGAATCCCCATGATGATCGGATCGACCGGCGGAATGGGCGGCGGCACACAGGCACAGAAATCGCCCATCCGCGCCGCCGGAAGCCCGCCGATCAGCACGGTGAACGCACCCACACCCGCAATCGGCAGGGTGGCCCCCATGCAGATCGGACAGGTGTGCATGTCCGTCAGACGTGCGGCCGGAAATCCGGGCATCCCAATCCTCATACCTTCAATGACCGAAGGCTAGCCCCCGCGCTGCTACGGGTCAAGGAATGGAAAACCTGCCCCCGATGCCGGGGACAGCGCGGGGTCAGTTGCCCTGAACGCCGGTCTGCTCTTCGCCTCGTGCCGCCTCGATCGCGCGCCATTTGGCGACGTTTTCGTTATGCGCCTCCAGCGTGGTGGCAAAGGCATGGCCGCCGCTGCCATCGGCCACGAAGTAGAGGTAATCCGTGGTTTCGGGGTTCAGCGCCGCCTCGATGCTCAACCGCCCCGGATTGGCAATCGGCCCCGGCGGCAGCCCGTCGATGACATAGGTGTTATAAGGTGTCTCGCGGCGCAATTCGCTCTGCCGCAGGCCCCGGCCCAGAACGCCCTCGCCCTTGGTGATGCCATAGATCACCGTCGGGTCGGTCTGCAACCGCATCCGCTGCGCCAGCCGGTTCAGGAAGACGCTGGCCACCTTGCGCCGCTCTTCCGCGACGCCGGTTTCCTTTTCCACGATCGAGGCCATGATCAGCGCCTCTTGCGGCGTCTCATAGGGCAGGCCGTCCACCCGCGCCGCCCAAAGATCGGCCAGGATCACCTCTTGCCGCCGCGCCATTTCGGCCAGCAGCGCCGCCCGGTCGCTGCCCTTTTCCACCTCATAGCTGTCAGGGGCCAGCGTGCCCTCGGCGGGCACTGCCTTGACCTCTCCCGTCAGGAAATCCGCCCGTTTCAGTGCATCGACCACCTGCCAAGAGGTCACCCCCTCGGCCAGCGTGATCCGCCAGCGCAGGTCGGGCGCCTGTGCGGCATCCAGATATTCGGTCGGCGCCGCCTCGGTCGCCGGGGCGAATTTCACCACTTCGACATAGCGGTTCGTTGCCGGGTCCAGCTCGCGCAGCACCACATCCGCCGCCGCCACCCCGATGCGGAAATTCACCTCACGACCACAGGTCGATTGCCCGCCCACCGTCAGACTGTCCAGCACCTGCGCCATCGAAGAGCCCGGCGCGATCAGGTAAGAGCCGAATTTCAGGCTGCCGGCCTTTTCCGAATAATCCGCCCCGATACGGAAAATCCGCGCATCGCTGACCGCGCCCTGCTCGGCCAGCGCGCGGCTGACCTGGCTCAGGCTGGCGCCCTTTTCCACCTTGAAGCAGATCGCCTCGGCCAAGGGCCCCGGCCCGCTGTATTGCTGCCGCCCCCAGGCCAGAATCCCCGCCAACACGATCAGCCCGACGATGAACAGCGTCAGCGCATTCGAGGCGATGGCCCGCCACATCCTCAGCGCACCTTGCCCAGCACAAGACTGGCATTGGTCCCGCCAAAACCGAACGAGTTCGACAGCGCCACGTCAATCTTGCGCTTGACCGCCTTGTTCGGCGCCAGATCCAGCTTCGGCTGCACCGCCGGAGTGTCG